GATGGTAATCAGGATTTGCGCGAAGAGCAAAGAGTATTCAACTTGATTGCCGCTCCTAACTATCCAGAGTTGATGGCAAACATGGTAGCACTGAACAACGAGCGTAATAACACAGCATTTGTTATTGGTGATACTCCATTAAGGCTTGCAGATACTGGCACAGACATCATTGCTTGGGCAACAAATTCAGGTAGTGCTGCCGCTGACAGTGAGGGCGGACTTGTAAGCAACGATCCATATCTTGGTGTGTTCTATCCAAGTTGTCAGACAACTGATCTCAGTGGAAATACTGTTGTACAGCCACCAAGTCATATGATGCTAAGAACTATTGTACGCAGTGATGACGTGGCGTTTCCATGGCTGGCACCAGCCGGTACACGTCGTGGTACAGTAGATAATGCTACAACACTTGGTTATATAAACTCTAACACGGGTGAGTTTGAGCAAACAGCAATTCGACAAGGATTACGTGATACGCTGTATGAAAATAACATCAACCCAATAACGTTTATTCCAGGTGTCGGTATCACCAACTATGGTAATAAGACAAGTCAATCAACCGCATCAGCACTTGATCGTATCAACGTTGCTCGACTGATTGCGTTTATTCGTGGAAGATTGGAAACAATTGGTAAGACATTTGTGTTTGAACCAAACGATACATTAACACGTGATGAAATCAAAGAGTCAATTGAAGGATTGATGAATGACTTGGTTGCCAAGCGTGGTATCTATGACTACCTGGTAGTTTGTGACGAAAGCAACAACACACCAGCTCGAATCGATAGAAACGAACTGTATGTGGACATTGCAATTGAACCAGTTAAGGCAGTAGAATTCATCTACATTCCAGTTCGAATCAAGAACACTGGCGAAATTGCTGCTGGCAACGTGGCAAGCAGTCAAAACGTGTAATAGATTACACAAAAATAAAAATAGGGCTTCGGCCCTATTTTTTTGGTTTCAGAATCTGATAAATAAATGCAACACAGGAGAGAAAAATGGCCGTATCATCATTAACACGTATGACAGTGCCTTTGGCAAGTGATCAGAGTAATCCTACCCAAGGTCTGTTGATGCCAAAACTACAATATCGCTTTAGGGTGGTATTTGAAAACTTTGGAGTAAGCACTCCAAGAACCGAATTGACCAAACAGGTTATGGATTTCACACGTCCAAACGTATCGTTTGATCCAATCGACATTCCAATTTATAACTCAACTTTAAAACTAGCTGGTAAGCACCAGTGGCAGGATGTATCTTGTAATCTACGAGATGATGCAGGTGGCGAAGTTGCAAAGTTGGTTGGCGAGCAACTACAAAGACAATTAGACTTTGTTGAACAAGCAAGTGCTGCCGCAGGTATTGACTATAAGTTTATCACACGTTGTGAAATCTTAGACGGTGGTAATGGTGCAAGCACACCAACAGTGTTAGAAACTTGGGAACTTTATGGATGCTATCTATCGGCGGTTGATTATGGTTCGTTGAACTATGGTACAAATGATCCAGCAACCATTGCACTTACTATTCGTTACGACAACGCTCTTCAAACACCAATTGGTAGTGGTGTTGGTAGCACCGTTGCAAGAGTTGTGGGCGACGTAATTACAGGCTAAGTAAACCATGGCCTTCGGCGAAGATTTTCTCAAAGGGTTCTTTGGTAGCGACTACCTTAAGGACTACAAGCATGCCAGCAAGACTTTCCGTGCAAACGGTTATGAGCTGGCACCGCGACAGAAATTTCTCTACTATGTTAAATTTAATCTCAACACCAGCTTATCAAAAGTTACCGATCTATTTAAATCGGGTAACTCACTGAATGACCTTGGTTTACTTGTTAAAAGTGTTGACTTGCCGAGTTATTCTTTTGATGTTGAGACTCAAAATCAGTACAATAGAAAAAGGCTGGTTCAAACAGCAATAGCCTATGATCCTGTTAACATTAAATTTCACGACGATCAAAGTGATTTAATCAGACAACTTTGGTACAACTATTTTAGTTATTTTTACAAAGATCCTAGCCATAGTTATGGAAATCTACCTTCGGTAAACGGCTCCGCCGGGGTGTTAGATGGTACAGGCTCAGACAAAGTTGATTATCAAAGTCGAAATATATACGCACAAGATCTAGAAACCCCTGACTGGGGATACATTGGTGAAAGTTATAGTGACGGCACCAGTAGTTTACCCGGAGGCGGCAAGCCACGCTTTTTTAAAGATATTACAATATATGGATTCGCTCAACAGAAGTTTGCAGCATATACCTTAATAAATCCATTAATCACAAGTTGGGCACACGACACCTATGCCTATGAAGAAGGCACAGGAATAATGGAACACAACATGCGAATCGAATACGAAACAGTGAAATACTATGCTGGTAATCTCAACGAATTCCAAACTCCGAGTAGTCTTGCTGGTGGTGCATTCGATCCTGCACACTATGACACTGAGCGCAGTTCGTTGGCTAGACCTGGTGCAAACAGTACATTTACAGGTACTGGCGGTGTGCTTGACGCTCTTGGAGCAATTGGAGGCGCTATAAGTGATCTACAGGCTGGGAAGAATCCTACTGCAAGTATCCTTGGAGCGGTTCAGGCTGCCGGCACAGTATACCAAGCGACCAAAGGAAAGAATCTAAAGAGTGTCATCAAGGAAGAAGCAAACACTGTGTTTAAAGATGTTATTAGAGGACAAGGTCCCCGAGCAACCAAAACCGCTCTTAATGCATCAGATGGTTTCTTTTTTGGTAAAACGCCTAGCAATAACCAGCCCACTTTAGGACAAACTAACACTCCTAGAAGTGCTGATACCAGCGACGCTGCCTTAGCAGGAGCACCTCGGGTTCAGTTTGTAGGGTTAGAGGACGACTAATGCCAACAGTAAACTATACCAATCCAAGCCAAGATCAAAACATTACTATTTTTGATAATTTTTACAACTTTCAGTTAGAAGTAGATGCCAATCTATATGACACGGTACTAAGTTATTTCAAAAGTGTTTTCAGCGACGAACTAGCCGCTAAGAACTTTACATTAAATCTATTTCAAATCAGTGAAGAAAGCGGCATTGCTGTTACCGATCTTTTACAGCAGGTGAGCGGGCAAGGACAACTTGAACTTACCGCTACTTTTGCCTATTATCTTAACAACCTAAGGAGCAATGCGACACTACTAGGAGTTGCGGCAACCATTACACCTAACTTCTACGCTGCTCGTAACGTTTTAACATGAGCAAATTTGCCAACGGTTTATACACAATCATGAATCCTCAGAAGTACATTGGCACTGGGCGTCCAAGATACCGCAGTGGTTGGGAACACGCTTTCATGAGATTCTGCGATGTTAACGAACATATTGTAAAGTGGAGCAGTGAAAGTGTACGCATACCCTACTACAATCCACTCAAAGGACAGCGCACAACCTATGTGCCTGACTTCCTAATACAATACCGCAACAAAAACAACATTGTTGTGACGGAACTAATTGAAATCAAACCCAAAGGCCAAAGCATTGCAGAAAGCAAGCAAAACAACGCACAACGTGCTGTGGTAGCGGTGAACCATGCTAAGTGGAAGCAGCAAGGGCTTGGTGCAAGCAACAGGGAATTGCTTTTCGAGTAATCACAGAGGATGACATCTTTAGACAGGGCGGCAATAAACGCCGACGTTAAACTTCGTTCCGACGCTTTCTTCCTAGTTGCGTTTTATCTAATCCAGTTGTTGCTGTTTTAGCAGCTTTTGGTTTTTGTTCTTCTTTTTCAATTAATGCAATCTCTTTAAGCAGTGGACCCATTTCTACCCTGTTACGAACGTACGGCTTACCTGCTTCGATTTGATAGTTACTGCGCATTTGTAGCAACTGACTGCGTGTACCGTCTGCTTTAGTTCCGAATATCTGTAGCCTACTGTTTTTAGGATTTGTTTCGAGTGCGACATCAAGATCTACTTGGCGCATTGCCTGATCAAGTTCTGGGCCAAACCCAAGTTCTTTATAGCCTGGAATAGCCCCAGTATTGAGGATGACCATAGAAATGGCGCTGTCGTTGCGGGTTGCATGATAAGCAATGCCTTTGTAAAGTCTTTCTACAAAGTCTGCTTCTCTCTTTGGACGCTGTCCTGCTAGTTCCTGTGAGATATCGTCCGCGGCTTCTTGATAAGCGGCTTGTATGTCTTTAAATCCTGCAAGTGCATCACCTTCGTCAGCGGTGCGTAAGTTGTCTGGAATATCTGCACCAAAAGTTTGTTCAAAAAACTGCTGTATAGCACGGAAGTTGTAGCCACTTACTTGTCCAAACTGTTTAACATCACCTGCTTTTAAACTTAACAAGTTTACACTTGTGCCATCGATACTAAGAAATAAATCTGCTTTTGTGCCAGTTTGCTCACTTACACCATCACTGCTGACAATAACTTGGTTTGCCTTGGGATCGTCTACAATCTTGTCCACAGCAGATAGCACACCAGGATTTGTGTTTGCAAACAAAACAGCACTGTTGATCATTTTAGTGATGTCTGGGTGTATGTTGTTAGGATTGTTTGCTACTGTTTGTAACATTTTGTAGTTTGCTTGGTTTAGTGCAAGTTTAAACTCTACACTGTCGTTTGCACTGCGTCCTCGAGTTGTGCCTGCAAGATTGTTACCAGTGTTTCCTGCTTTGGTGCCTGACCCAAGATCCTTAAGCACCGCAATAATGTCTTTTGATTCTATGTCTTTATCACGTGACATAAATCTTGCGGCTACCGCGGCACCTAGCAAACCTTCACTTACATCTCCACTGTTGAATGGCTTGCCACCTTTGTACTCTGCTGTTTTGAGAACTTGATTGAGCTTAACAACCTGCCCATCATCAGTTGTTAGTTCAATGTTTCTGGCATTTTTATCCGCTGGCACAATAAGACCTTCAATGTCCAAGTTCATATCACTGATTGCAGGAAACTCTGGACGTCCAAACCATGCTTGGTTAATCTTGGCAACATTGTCTTTGGTAAGCACAACGTCTGTACCAATTGTGTCATGCACGTCAGGGATTAGTTCAATAGCCTCACCGTTTGCAATCTTGTGTTGTAGTATTTCAAGATACTTGCCTCCGTACTTGTTTGTACTAGTAGTAATAGGTGCTTCTGTGATAAAATTAAGTTTGTCTAGTAGGTCTCTCATCAAATATACCGTTCAATGTGTATATTTAGTTAAATATCAGTATGACAAAGAAACTTGAAGAACTGTTTGATCTACCGCAACAGGAAGAAACAGTAGAACCAAAACAAGAAGTCAGCACTGCTGACGACATTCCTGAGTACACTAATGCACTCAGTGAACTGGATAAAATCAATGCCGCACTGCCACAAGTACGTGGACTAGAAAGCAGTGACCGTGAAATGGATGAACTTGCTGAAAAAGCAACCAAGACATTTGACGATCTTATGGATCTTGGCATGAATGTGGACAGCAGATGGGCCAGTGAGATATTCAACACAGCCAGTAGCATGCTTGGGCATGCCATCACAGCAAAGAATGCCAAGGTAAACAAGAAACTTAAAATGATTGATCTGCAACTCAAGAAACTGCGCATGGATCAGATGAACAAAGATCCTGATGCTGAAGCAGAGACTGGCACTGGTATGGTACTGGACAGAAACGAGTTGCTCAAGCGTTTGTTAGACAAAGATGCTAAATAGCATATAGGGGAAAAAGATGAAGAATTTTGCACAATATTTGGTGGAAACCAAACAAACCTTTGATTATCGTATTAAAATTGCAGGTGACATCACCGCAGAACAGATGAATCAATTGGAAAAAAGTATGGCTCAATTTGATGTAATCAAGATGAGCGAGAAGAAGTCAACTCCAGTTATGAAGACACTGCCTGACTTTCCAGCATTTGCAAACGAGCGTGTAACACACATGGACGTTTCGTTTAACTATCCGGCAACAGAGATTGGTATGCGTCAAGTATGCGAATTGCTGGGCATGGATCCAAACCGCATGCTTATGCAACCACGTGAGTATGCTGAAAAGTTGGATCAAGAGCGTGAAGGTTATGAACAGCAACCAGAAAGCGTACTAGCAGACACTGATTTCCCTGCACCAAACGCAGAGCAGAAAGAATTAAGCGATGATTACAGTGCTGATCCATTTGAGCACAAGATTGTTGTACAAAATGAATACAAGAGTGATTTTACTATTGCAGGTGGCAAAACCCCGGCCGCAAAAACCACTAGTGATTTTCCAATGAACAATGAAAGTCCAATGAGCAAGCAAAATGAAATCCCCGAAGTAAAGAGTTTTGCGAGATAAAGGAATGAAAATGGATAGCATTTACAAGATTTTAGAAAGTCTAAATAAGGTAAGCGAAGCAGTTGACCCAGAAGTTGAAAAGTTTATGGACGCTGTTGTTGCGGCAGGTGACGAAGGTTACGAAATGTTAGCTGATGCACAAATTGGCAAATATGGCGACGCTGTTCGCAAATTTGTTGATAACATGTATGCTAATGCTTCACAAGAGATTGGCGGACACCCAGACGACGACCAAGAACAAATCCTTGACAAAATGATGGATTTCATCCACGCTGACTTCCCTGCAAAAAAAGCCACAAACGAAGGTGCAGATCCTGATCCTGAGATTGTAGAAAAGTTTGCTAGAGTATCTGCCAGCCAGCGTCCTTACTATGTAATGAAGTGGGCCGAAGAAAATGGCATCGACAGTAATGACGCAATGGAAATGGCCGGCTACGAACGCGGCGGTTACATGGGTGCAGGTGCTTATAACTGGCACTATGTTGGCGAAAGCGTGAAAGAAGCAATGGAAGATGATTACGATGGTGCAAGCGTAGAAGACATTGCCAGTGCAATCACACAGCGTATGATGAGAGCCAAGAACTTTGGTGCATTGGTGCGTGAAGTAGATATACTAGATTTAAACGATGCTATTGAAA